ACTTCTGCCCCGGTAACATCTTCGCACCTACAGGCGGTAGCGCCCCGGGAGGTAGTCGTCTCGACCCGCCCCCCGACCGCATCTCGTGTGTAGGACCTCACGTAGAAGGTCACCGAATCCTTGTAGTAGTCTGCGATTGCCATAGTTACGCCTGGATTGCGAGTACGCCTGTGAATACGACACCCGTTGACGCCCCGGTCTCAGTGACTCGGATTTTCATGTACCGAGCACACTCCGGGCTGAAGGACAAATAGCCCTTCCCGTCTGACCCCGCGCCCGACGACGCCGTCAACGACGTGCCGATATCCGACGCTGCGTCAGGAACAACGTAGGTCGTCCCATCGTTTGACAGGAGGTACTGGATCTTCACCGTCCCCGTGCCTGTGATGGTATATTGCAGACCGAAGTACCCGCAGGGTTTCATCTGGTTGAGATCGATTGCCGCCGAGGTGTATACTCCAGCGGCGGCGATTGTCTGCGCGCTCACGGGGGCACCAACGACGATTGCACCTGTGAGGGCTTCCTTGATTGTTGTGCCGAAGACTGCCATATTAGATGCCTCCTTTCATAAGGCTGATTTTCTTCTCGACGATCTCCGCGATATCGATAGTCTTCGCGCGGGAGATCAAACGGATCTTGGGGATGAGGATCGGCCCCGACTCTTGCTTCTCTTCGACGATCTCGATGCCGAGTTCTTCGATAGTCCGAGCACTCAAATTCAGGGCTTTGCCCACTTGGAGGACTTCCGCCCCGGTGTTGCACGGGATGTTCACAACGGAGTTCTCGAGCAGAATGCTCTTCATTGTGAGGACCTCCGCACGATCGAGACCGGGGGCGTTGGGGTACTTCTGGGCTACCCTTTCCATCGCGTCTTGGAAACCATTGTCTCCTTTATACGCCCGTTGCACCGACACGAAACCGATTGAAAAAGTCCGGAGGTGCTTCTCGCGGACCAACGTGTAGATGTCCTGGGCGAAGGGGGTCGAAGCGTAGCTCTGTTTCGCGAAGAGTCCCTTGTCATCCGTCCACACCTCCGGGTTCGAGCCGATCGGCGGGTCAGCCCATTTGTGGTTGTACAGAAGCACCGGGTTCTGTTTGAACGCTGTGAGGTCAATCCCGTCAGAGACGACGACCTCCCGGTCCCGGTCGAGTTGGGGCGTGGACATATAGCCGGCGGAAGTGTTCTTCTCGGTCGTTATGTCGACTACCATCGACTTGCGTTGTACAGTGGGGTTCTCGATTCCTCTCACGGCTTCGGAGACGGCGCTTGCCTGCTCTGCCGGGAGGTTCTTCAGGAACTTGTCAAGTTTGAACGTCCATTTCATATTTATTCTCCGAGGTTGAGTAGGTGACGCGCTTCTTCGCGGGTGATGATCTCCTGCGCCGTAGCGGTGAATACGAGGTTGTGGCGGATCGCTTCGTCCTTCAAGCTGACTTGGTTCTCCAAGACAACAAACAACCGGCCCCCGGCCTCTGGATACCATTCGTTGATCCGGGTATTGATTGTTTGCTGGAGAGTCTGGAGCCGTGGCTCAATGGCGAAGAGGTTGTAAATGTCGATGGCAGTCTTCGCGGACGCGAGATTCGCCTCGGAAGTGAACAACGTGACCGGGACCCCATAAACGTTGCAGATGTCCTCCCGGAGCATCTTGCGACCCGCCAAGAACTGCAATTCTCGGGGACTTAGGGCCAGTTGCTCGACCTCGAACATCTCATCCATGACCTTCGCCCTCCCGGTCTTCCGGAGTCCGCGCATGGTTGAATTCCAGTCGCTCTCGAGCTGAATCGTGTCATCCCGACTGAGAGTGCCGCCGGTATACTTGATGAGCGTCATGGGTATGGCGCTGTTCTCCGCAAGAGAGGTCTCGTAGATCAACGTGTTGTTGAACAACTTCGTGGAGAGGCTCGCCGCCGTCAGGGGGCTCGTCCCAAAGTAATCATATGACGGGGGCATCTTGAAGTGGAGTGCGGCCTTCGGGGGCACGATCACCTTCTTCTCTCCCAGGTTCACGAGGTAATGTTCGATGGACCCGTTCTTATTCAGGACAATCTCGACCCTGTGGATGGGGACAGAATGCACACTGTCGGGAGTGCCCAAGCGCGGATCAAACGTGATCACCCACAGGTTGTCGCCTTGGAGCTCCTGCCCTGTCTGCGTATTCGCCAAGAGTTGCTGGTAGGTCCCCATCTCATAGGGCTCCCGCATCAAGTCGAGGAACGGGTGGTCGAAGAGTTCATCCAGTTCGATGCCGCCAACGATTCGAGAGTCCACCGCCTTCGCCGCGATCCTTGCCTTATCCTCCCCCTTCAGACGAAGGTGAGGGGTGCGGATACCCTTTGAATCTGCTGAGGACATGGCGAATAGGCGCAGGCGCGAAGCTGATATCACCATGGCATTCTTGTTCACGCAAGAATACACATAACCCGTATTGTATTCGAAGGCTTCATTCTTCTTGATGAGTTCGTTGACCGACGCACCGTTGGTGCCGATCAGCCTGAACCCGTGCGGAGTGTTACCCTCGGGCGTAACTATCCTGTTTGCTGAGAACAGACTGAACACCCTTTGGGCGATTTGTTTAAGGTTCATACTGCCTCCCATAGGGCGTCATTTGTTGGCTGCATGTGGAAGGCCTGTGCTCTGTCCTTCTCGTCCATGTCCTCATCTGGAAAATCGTCATATTGTTTTTTCGGCCTTATTCTTCTCGGTCCGCTTGACAGTTCCAGTAGTCCATACACAACGGAGTCAAGGCGGTTCGGGGACTTACCCTCGCCGTTATAGTCGCATAGCTCATCCTCAAGCTCGGAGAACTCCTGACAGTGAAAGACCCGACCACGTTCATAAAGGACAGATATGGACTCTGCACGCAACATCTTCCCTCGATAAGCCCGTACAGCTTTACAAGGGATCGCTTGATCCACGTTTCTAATCGCTTGTTCAACGAGTAACCCGCCTTGGTTCGATTCGTATATGACACAATCAGCCTCGAACTCATTATATAACATAGCCACCTTTGCAGACCATTTCAAGGGGGACCCCTGAAATGAACCGTCACAAAGTACAAAGAAGCAGTCCTCCGCGTCTTTCCCAACTACCACAATGCCTACTTCATCAGCCTCTTCTGAATCTGAGACGGACGGATCGACGGCCACGATAATTCGTACCAAGTCGGGCAGGTCTCTCGGGTCAAGGTACTTTATCCACCCCCGGTTCACGACTCCTTCCCCTGAATCGTCCATGAACTCCCCCTTGATAAACCGCATCCTTTGTTTGTATGGCATGTCCTCAAGGATTTCCAGAAAGTCCTCGCTGATGTTGTCTGTATTGTCCATTGGGTTCATCTGCATATGGGCGTAGGCCCCCGGTCGGCGTACGCGGGTGCCGTCCGGTTTGGTCTTCTCAATGAAGAGTTTGTAGGACCAGTGCCGCTTCGACGGGGGGTTCTCCGTGTAATACGCCCTGTTCACGAGCTCTGTCTTCTGCGCCAACCGCGTCATCGCAGTGTGTACCGCGTGGTAATCGAGCTCCGAACACTCCTCAAACATCAATGTGGTGAACTCCATACCCAAGATTCGGTCGGCGCGCTCCTTGTCGTCCAACCCGAACAGACAGACCTCCGACCCGTTGCCCAGGGTCAGAATCATGTCCTGGTTACAGAAGTGGAACGTCGCGGCGTACATCTTGGGGTCCGGGGCCAGCAACCGGCAGACCTTCGGGAGAGTGTCGTTCCACACCGACCGCTTCAGAGAGGACAAATACTTACGGATGACCCCGTGCCTACTGTGGGGGGCCTTCAACGCCCGAGTGACGATAGCCAAGACGGCGATAAAGGTCTTCCCCACCGGGCACCCCCATATAGGAGGGCATGTTTCACCCCCGGGTCGGAGAGTAGCCCGGAGGCTACCTTTTGCTTATCATTAAGGAGTAACATCCCAAGGCCTCGGGTTTCCGTGGTAACATAGGACGGGGCAGGCGATGGTGTCCATATTCCCATCCCGGACATGGACTTTGTAGCTGAAAATCGTGTCGTTGGCGGTATTCTGCAATTTTCTCAGGGGAACGCCTGACCGGGATACCTGCAACTCAATGAACCTCTGGTCCCCTGAACTGTAAGAGATGTGGTCCTTCTGGCGCAAGAAGTTCTTCAAGATGAATTCGTAGCGGTTGGCCTCGAAGACCATGACGCCCGACGCGTGACTCTGGGGCCGATAGAAGTCCGCCAACATGTAGAATCGGCCCCCTGCGACGTTCAGTAGGGGCTCAATCGAGCCATTTATCTGAGTGTCCAAGTCGAAGAACAACACTTTATTGCCCTCGGGGCGTAGCCCGTCCGAAACAACTCGAACTTCGAGAACCAACCCGGGAGGTTATGTTCCAACTTCTCGCGGCGTACGCCATCTGGGAGCGGTATGCCTGAGTCGGTCAGACAGACAAAGCCCAGTTTTACGGGGGTGCAACACTGGATCGCCTCATGCTGGTCGCGGATCAACTTCTCCGCGCGCCCATCGTAGACCCCGCCGGTCTTGTACACCCACACCACCGTAGTATTGTGGGTATCTTGGGCCATCTCTCGGGTTAATTGGACTTCCTCCTTTAGGACCTCTGAGCGTTTGCCTAGGATTTTGCTGACCATAGCCTCCACGGTGTTCCGCACGTCGTAAGTGTGGTATGCCGGGGTGTCACGCCCAAATGACTTCCAGAACCTCTTGTCGAAGTAATCTGACCATATGATATGCGTCGGTTTCTCCATCACTTGCGGCAGGAGAGTTACTCCCGAACACCACCCAACACAGAACTCACAATCCCGGGCCAGCGCCATTACGTCCATCATCGAGGTGTCGCCCCGGAGGTCCAAGTAATTAGGCCCTCTACCTTCAAACGGGAGCTTCTCGGCATCAAAATGCGCCCCGAGAAGCACCGCTGTGTACCCGGTTTCTTTGACCAAGGTATCGACCAACTTCATGATCTTATCGGTCCCCATACGGTTCCACCACGAGGTAAGGAACATTCCGCGCCTTGCGAAGTAGCACAGGAAGAATTTCCCTTTGACTTTCGCTGGGTGTTCCGGCGGGGGCATCGCCTGCTTATAGACGCCCCAGTCGACCTTGTAGGGGGCCGCGGCCTCTTCGAGGGTGCCGCCCAACCGCGTAACCCCGTTCGGGCACAGGAAATAATCGTAGACGACCCCGTTCGACCCGGGTACGTTACGGTGGAGGGGCGCCTCCTTCATATACCCCGCGTTCCAAGTGGCGGCCGGCATGTGGCGTTCGTAGCCCCGGAAGATGCAAAAAGGGAACTGGTCTACAAATTCGTGGAGCCGGTCGTACTTCGAGGACTCAGGGTTGTACACGTAGATGTTCAGCGGGAGAGGGATGTTGTTCTGTTTCGCGAAATCCTCCAAATACGTAGCCACCCAGTAAAAATCCCCGATTCCGGAGGCGACCAGGATCTTCGGGCCTGAAGCGACTGCCTCCCCGTTGATAATCGCGTTCTGGAAGGCCTCTTTGGGCCAACACGGGATGGAGGAGGGTTGTTGCCCTTCGGGGTGCATGTTTATGACCTTGACCCCTGGAAAGAAGGTTTTGAGGTCCTCGTCGAGCCTTCCGGCCTCTTGCATGAAGGATTTGTAGGTATTCTCGCGTTGTCTGCGCATAGGGACATGCCAATGGCTCTCGCCCTCGGTCCAATGGCAGTCAAACCCGAGTAAACAGATCTCTTTGTACCCGAGCATCGCCGCAAGAGCAATACCGGCGTCCCCAGAACACCTATAGAACGGGAGTGTTGACATATCCCGGAAATTCAAGGTGTTGAACCGGCCCGTGTTCGCTTTGTTGCTGATGCTGGGGTGGAGGCGGGTCGATCCCGTCGTAGAGACGTCAGTGCCCCGCCGAATGGCGTCCACAAGGGCATCCTGGTGCACTTTACCCCAATCGCTGTCGTGAAAAACGCCGTATTTTACCGGGATGTTGAGAAGAATGGAGTCGTTGACACCAATTACGTCTGCACCACGGAGCATTTCCCAGTCGAATTCTTTGAGGGAAGCGCCGCCACCGATCACATAACAGGTTTTCATGCAAGGTCCTTGTTCCGGTAATAGTCAAGATCCGTCAAGATATCCGCTGTCAGAAGCCCGTTCACGAGCCCCTGGATAGGCCGGGAGCTTGTAGCTTTGGTCGAACTGGCCCCCAAAGTCTCTTCTACCTCGTATTTTCCGATCTTTTCGCGTTCCGCTGCCCCGGTGATCTTCGCGCCTTGCCCCGAACGCTCCCAGACCCCCTGACACACCTTTTTACATATCAGCGCCAGGGAGTCCGGAATCGTGGAGTACCCAGCTTGATAGCGGACAACTATCGGGGTACCGTCGGGAAGGTCTTGCGTCCGGAACAACCGTTGCCCCACTTTCAAGAGCCGTAACGGCTGGTACGCACCATAGAACGAGGCCTCGCCGGGTTGCTCGTTGCGCACATTGTTGTAGGAATCCGGAAGCAAGATTTGGGGAGGGAGTTGTTTGTACCATTCTGCACGGTAGGTGACCGTGAAGCCCGGATACGCGGCAACCACCGCGTCGAACAGGGCCTCGATGTCATCATAGGCAGTGAGGGTGAAACTGCTGGTCGTGTCGCCGTCCTCGGCTGATATGACCAGCGTATCAGTATCCAGATAGGTCTGGTAGAACGTGGTGTCTTGTGCGTTGAGGTCCACGGAGACCATTTCGGTCGATCCGTGCCACGCACCGTAAACTCTCGTCACGGGGTGGTTTCGTAGTTTCAAATTGACCCCGTAATCGCTTTGAAAGACCTTGAAAGTGGTGTAATTCGCCAACGTGAACTCGCGTCCACAGTATTTCTCGATGGAATCGGAGACGGCGTCGAGTATCTCGGAGATAATGCTGTCGTATGTGCTTTCGGTAATCCCCAAGTACAATTTGACATTTGCAAGGGTCGTGAGTGCCATATTTACGCCTTGGTTACGGCTTTCCGCCAATCCACGATGTCAATCTTGTGCGGAGTCTGCTTTGCCGATTCTGTATCTTGGATCAATCGCCCCAGAACCTGAGATGCGTCACTACCTTCCCTTTCGACGATCTCCTGAAACTTGTCATATGTGTCTTCGTGTACCAAAATTCTTTTCATAAAAGAACCGGGGACCCGAAGGCCCCCGCCCCTATAATAAAAGAGCTAGACGCTCTTGTTGTACCGCTGCCCTGCGATGTGCAGAGTTACAGAAATGAGAGCCGCGTTGGCCCCCGGAGACGTGATGTTGACGGCAATGGTTTTGAATCCATTATCCGCGTCCAACTGCTCCTGCCGCAAGGGGATCACGAAGACCTTACCGTCGTCAGTGGCAGTAACGGTGATGGCACCAGAGGTCACGGTTTCCGCGGTCTTGCCCGACGTCGTGGCGGTGTACGCCTCGGTGAAGGTCAAAGCCTTGGTGCTGGCCCCGGAAGTATCCGTGGCCTGCTTGATCGTGATGTCCATGTCATCAGCGGCGCTTGCAATTACGCCCGTCTCGATGACAATGGCGAAGTTCTCCGCGCCGCTGACATCGATGTACGAGCTTGTACGGGCTGCACCAGTCGCGTCGATAGGCGCGATCAGTTTAGCCGGGAGAACCAAGTCAGAATTACGAGTAGCCATGGTTATTCCCTCCTTTACCGTGCCGCCAGCGTGACGAACGGGCTACGAGTGTGAGTCGTTGCCTGCGACGGAGTCACGACAGTCGACCACACGGGCTGACCATTGATCCGCATCACGAACCGGAACGCTGTTTCGTTGTACAAGAAACGGACGTGGATTGAAGCATCCTTCGCCAGACCGCCCTTGCTGATCATACGGTACTTGCTCATGTCTGCAAGCAGAATGTCACCCTCGTCACCGAGAGTCGAGCAGTGATCCAGGAACCGAACCGGACGACCCAGCAACAGACCACCGGGAGCACCCTGGAAACCACTCGTCGGAGGCATCCACAGGGGGGCTTCAACGCCGAGGGTAGTCAAGGTGAGCAACATCAGTTGCGGGAGGATCTCCTGGTTCACGAACCATGCGGAGTTACCGATCGATGGCGCCCACATGCGGCTGTACATCTTGGCGACGTTGGCCGCATTGATGGTGTCGGCGGTCTGACTGCCCTCCGCGGCCTGGGAAACCAAGCAAGCTGCCTTCAGAATACCCAGGGGTTTGCCAACGCCGTCGCCGCGCAGGATCGCTTGGTCCAGCTTGAAGCTGAACTCTTCCTGGAACCACTCGTCGACCAGCATTTCCAAGGACTGTGCATCCTGGAGGGACTCGTCGGTCGCGTAGTACAGGCCGGTCAACTTCTCGAGAGCCAGGCTCTGACGCTCGAACTTGCCCTTGGACGCAGTCATCAGACCCGCCTCGTCCGTCCAGTATACCTGAACGTTACGGTTTGCGTCCTGCTGATCGTAATCCTTGCGCTCATTCCAGTACAGGGAATTGGTGTTCGCACCGAGGGTGATGCCGGAGGTCAGAGGAGCCAACACGGACTGGCCGAAAGCGCGCTTTATCATCTCTTGCGAGAAGTCGCTCTGCACCAGATATCCGCCTTCAGCGCCTACGGTCTCGTTCATGCCGGAAGCAGCAGCCTTCAGCCGGGGGTCCATTGCCCCGCCGGGAGTCTCGGCCTTGATAATGGCCTTGACCTGCTCGCCGAAGCTCGCAAAACCCTTGTCGCCTTCGTCCTTCGTGACTTCCACGAGGATCTTGACATTCGGGTGGTCAGTCTGGGGAACGGAAGCGAGAGCTTTCTTGACCTGCTCGGCCACGATGTTCTCGAATCCCTTCATCTGCTTGTCGTAGGCCTCGTCGGCCTTAGCGTCGACTACAGCGATCGTGCCTGTCTTCAAGAGGACCTTAGCGGTCGCCTCGTCGATCTCAG